GGAGGCCGTTGCCCGAGATCGAATCCTTTGCGGACCCTGACTTCGCGGCCTTCTCCTTTTGGTCATAGAATTTGCTGACGACGTCGCTGGCCTTATCGTAAGCCGCGATCATGTCGTCGAGGGCGGTCGCAGTTTCCCTGATCAGGCCTACGCCAAGCTCCAGGGCGGTCCCGAGCATCTCGAGAGGGTGAAGGCCCGTCGTGAAAGCCTCCGCGAGGTCGAGGTCCTGAATGATGGATTGCACATCACCGATCGACGACCCGAACGACTCGAAGCGACTGAGGAGGTCACTCACTCCCTGCGACGCGTCGTCGGCGTTCATCCTCGCATCGATTACGACGTCGTTGTCGCTCGCCATCGCTCGTAATCCTCCATCGAAGTGAACGTGATCACATCAGGCCGCCGGTCCCTGACTTTCGCTTCAAGGTGCCAGAGTATCTGCTCAGGGGTCAGGTTGGCTACGTCATCCAGCTTGTACGCGGGCCACAGCTCCATAACCCGAGCGTATATTTCCTCCCGCGCTAGGCGGGGGCCTGAGGGTTTGCCTGGCCCTCAGCGACCTCCCGTTTGACCGGGTAATTTTGCTTGAAGAAGACCGCGTTCAGGATCCGCTGCTCTTCCGGGGTCGATTTCCTGATCAAGTCCGAAATATCGGCCTCCGTGGGGCTCGGAGCGGTCGCCTGTCGCGACATCTCCCAAATAAGCCGCACGTAGCCGCTCCGCGTCTGGATGGCCCCGCTATTGCGCCACGTGACGGTTACCGACTCACGCATGGCCAGGGCGACGACCTGGTCCCACAGCGGGTCGTCGGCGGCGACTGACTGAGCGGCCGCGGCGATCACCTGGCCGCCAGCCCACCGGTCGAGGGCGACGTGCTGCCGGTCGCTCAGGGCAGAAACGATTAGCTCCCGACCGCCGAGCATCACGGGCTCGGGGATCGGGACAATTCGGGTGCTCATCTAGGCTTTTCCCACGCAGGAAGTGTGCAAGGCTTGCACACTTATTTTTAGAACGGCCACCACTGCGTGCCGCCAGGCAGCTTAACGACGCCGGCAGACGACCCATAGTAGGCGTTCATGCCGATATCGATCGTGCGGGCGATGATCTCGCCGCTTTCCCGGTTGACCGTGATCCCAGTGAACGGAGCGACGAGGCCCGTCGTCAGCAGCCAGAAGTTCGTCGAGTCGGTGTACAGCCGGAGGTTCACGTAGTCGCCGGCCTCGAAGATGTCAGTGACCCGCTCGTCGTCTTCCTGCATGATCTTGAGCGTCCAATCGATCGGCCCAGACTTGCGGCCAGTCCAAAGCACGCCGTCGATATACGTGCTGCTGTTCACGTAGTCGGCGATAGCCGCGGTGATCGTCAGCTCCATCGACGAGACGTTCGGCAGCTCAGTCGCCGGCGTTCCGGTGTTGGCGGCCCACAGCAGCTTCGTTCCACCGACTTCCTTCAGGTTCGGCGTCACCGCGTCGCCCGGGTCAGCGCCGGCGTCGTAGGTGAGGTCGAGGTGGCCGTCGAAGTCCACGACGTGACTCAGGAGAGCACCCGACTTGTAATCCCATTTGATGCGGACCTGTTTGACGACGCAGTCGCCCTGATAGAGAAACCCGTTTCCGCTCATGTCGTTGGCCGGGGCTCCGTACGCGCTGAGGGCGAACGTCTCGCCAGGCATCGCACCGGCGATCGGCTGCTCACCATAGGCGTCGTAACTTCCCGACCAGGCCCTGACGCCGCGGCGTCGCGCGGTGCCTAACAGCGTGTTCGAGGCGACGGCCTTCGTTTGCCGCTCGGTCTCATTGATCGACCAACGCCGCATTGTGTTGACGCCGTTGACCCGGCCTCTTTTGCCGCCATGAACCGTCATGATTAGTTCTCCAGGGTTCTATCGCCGCCGCTCAGCTCAGCCAGGAGACCGGCAGTGGCGAAGTGCATCTCGACTTCAACCGACCAGACTGACGACCAGCCGCGAATGTTTCGATTCTTCTCCGGGTCGCTCATGCCCGTAGAAACGTTGGTGACGTTCGCTCGCTTCACGAAGTTCTGGCCGTTCCATTGGAGGCCGCCGAGCGTCCGCTTCCAACCGCACATCGCAACCCAAATGTGCCACTCGACCTGGCCGCAAATCTCGGTGTATCGAAAGTCACCGGTCGAGAGCATGATCGAATAGGTACGGTTGCACCGCGACGTGCTGCTCGTCTCCATGATGTTTGCCGAAGCCGCGAGCGAGGCGATGCAAATCTCAGGGAGGTCGCTGGCCTGAATGGCCGGCTTGAACGGGTCTCTATTGTTAGCCAGGTCGAACCGGATGCGGTTCTGCTCCTTCACGTCGCGCACGATCCGCGGGTGAGCGAGGAGCATTTCCCACAATGCCGTCAGGACCATGTTGAACGGGTTGGTGTTGGTGGCTGTCATGAGTTGCCCGAGGCTACCTCCCGCAAGGCATCGTCCATCACGGAACGCATCTTAGCGCGAGTGGCGGTGTCAGGTCCAACGATGATCTTCCGCTGTGGAAGGTTACCGATGCCCTGTTGGTGCAGCATCATGATATTCGCAACCGTCATCTGCGGGTTGGTTTGGTGAGGGACCCGCATCGCCTCACTGAACCCGACGCGAACGCCGAACTTCACGTCACCGCTGATCGTTCCCGGCTTGCGAGTGAACTTGGCCGAGAACAGGTTGAAGGCCTGGTCGGTCATTCGCAGGATGAACGGCAGGTAGTCCTTGCGAATCTTCCAGGCGAGGTACCGCGGGTTTAACGCCTTCCACGTTCCGCCGCCGAGCGAGAAGATCAGCCAGCGGTCGCTCAGGAACTCCGTGAGGAGCACACCCCATTGTTCAACTGCATCACGAATCGGCCGCGACTCAGACTTCCGGAGATCGGCGTCCGCAAGAGCGTCCTTAAACTTGCGGAGGCCGTGAAGATTCACGGCCACCGTGAGTTGCAGTTTGGTCATTGGCCATCGGTTCAGGCGACTAGGCCAAAGGCCCGGCCGGCATAGAGTAGAGGCCGGTGACGGCACCCGTCTTCAGGCCCTTGATGATCGTCTGCGGGCGAGTGCAGAAGGTCAGGGGGCAGCTGACGACGTGAAGCTCGACGCCGACGTCGAAGTCCATCACTCGTTGCTTGGCGTAGACCGGCTTCCCGACCGTATTCACGGTCTCGACGAACGGTGCCGGAGCGTAGTTCGTCACGAACAGGTCCGGAACGCCCTCGACGACAAAGCGGCATTCGTCAGTGGGGATGAACGGAGCGCTGCCAACGTAGCCGCGGTAATTCTCCCACGTGATGCCGCCATACTCGAAGCCTTGCCGCTTGACGTTCGGCGAGTTGACGCCGAAGACCTGCGACTGCTTGAACCCGCCGCCGACTTGCCAGGCTGTGAACGGTGCCTTCACGCTGTCGTGAGCAATCAGGCTCGCGAAGAATGCGTTGCCGCAGATCGCGCGAATGTTGCTATACGTCTGGCCGCCGAGCGAGTCTTCAATCAGTTGGATTACCTTCAGGCTGCGGTCGCCGATGTCTAAAGTTGCCGAGCTGAAGTCGAAGTCCACGACGTACTGCGTGAGCCCAAACTCCGAGAACCAATCGAACAGGACCGTCGAACCGTCAGCGTCGTAGGTTTTGCCGAGCACCGCACCGACCCGGTGCCACTCGTGCGTGACCTCCAGGTTCTGACGCAGACGCTGCAGCTTGTCGTTGATCACCTCAGCGACGCCCTGAGCGGTGTCTTCCGACCCAAACTTACGCACGTTCTGGACCTCGTCGGCCATCACGGTGTCGTTTTGGGGCAGGTTGTTCACCGGGAACGCCCGCGTCTTGCGAGTGCGGGTCGACTGAACCCGCGGCATCGATCCACGCGCGGCCGTCGCGACAAGCGACAGCTTGCCGTGCTGCTCTTCGATCACGACCGTCGTGGTCGAGATACCCTTCTCGGTGAAGAGACCGAGTTCACCCAGGCGGGAGGGCTTGAAGGGCAGCTTGTTAATAGAGTTGGTCATCGACACGAGCCCAAAGGCATCGGTCTTGAAGACGTCTAACATCGTTCACAGCTCCTTGATTTCCTTAGCTTCCCACCAGGGCGAGCGTCGGTTTTGTTGAATGGCTGAAGGTGACGGGATGACCGCCGACGATTAGGTCGACTGAGTCTTGGTGGTTGCGTGCTCGCGGACCGCGATGATCGGAGGCGAGAGTGCGGCCAATGCGGTCGCAATCGTTGCCGGGACCAACGTGGCACCGTTCACGTCAGTTACAGGCAAGGCGTCCTGATCGATGATCGCAGGGCCTCGCTTCAAGATCAAAAACAGGTCATCGCTCGTCGCAGCCGCGGCGATCGACGGCATCGGCTTGTCATGAGCGAAGAGAGCCGTGGTGTTGGCCTCGTCGGTCGTCAGCACGAAGTTGTGAACGGTCGAGACCACCTTGAGCGGTTGGCCCAGGCAGTTCACGCCGAGCAGGTTCGAGCTGCCGGTGTTTTTGACAACGGCCGAGACGTAGTTGTAACCACGCTGCCATTCGGCACGGATTAGGTCGCCAAGATACGTCCCAGCGGAACGGGTTTTCGTGGTACCGCGTACCATTTCGGACTCCTATGGTGAAAGGTGAGTGATCGACCTGAACTAAGGCGAGCAACGAAAAAAGGCCACGCAGGGGTTGCGGCCCCGCACGGCCTTTTGTTGCTGGTTTCGCCAAGGGTAATTAGTCCTCAGCGTCGCCTTTGTTCAGGTTGTAGGTTTGGTTTATATGCGAAAACGTTCTCGCCGAAAATAGATTACAGGTTGCTTTGGCCCTTGGAGCGTCGGTCGGCGTCAGCCTCGAGCGCGTTCTGGCTCAGCTCGCCGTTGCTCAAAGCGACGACGCCGGCAGCCTGCGGTCCGGTGATTCCGCTCGGCATCACGCGACCGTTGGCCTTGAGCCGCTTGACGGTTTTGTCGAAGCCATCGTCGTAGTGATGCGAGAGCGCAACGCCCTGGCCTTCGACGTAGTCAGCGATCATGTCCTTGCGGACCGCACCGTTCACGATGCCCTGAGTAAACAGGTTGTCGATCGTGATCATGCGAGCGTTCTTCACGGCGTCGAGGATCGAGCCTTGGAGCATGCTGAGGCCGCCAGGACCGGCGCCGCTCGGGTTGTACTTCCCCTCTTCCTCGCCCTCGGCGGAGATGTCTTCCTCGCCGAAAGTGTCGTTGTCGTCTTCGAACGTCTCGTCGTTCTCGTCGTTCTCGGACCCGAAGTGCGACTTGTCATTCAGCTTTTGAACGACGTCGCCGCCCTTGCCCTTGGATTTCTTAATGGTCTTGATGACCTTCTTCATTTGCTTCTTCGATAACGCCATGACGATCTCCTGCGGAATGTCCTCCAGCGAAAGTGACAATCCCTCCTCCTGCTGCTGCTGGAGCGAGCGCAGGAATTCTTTGCGGTCTTGCTTCGTTCGGCTCATGGCCACAGGAGGCCGGCCGGTGTGCATCGCCGGCGGTCCGTAAGCACCAGGAGCCGGAGGACCCGGCGGCCGCGGCGGCATCATCGGCTGACCCGGCGGCATTCCCGGCATCATCTGCGGGTGAGGCACGCCAGGCTGTTGCGGAACGGGCGGTTGACCAGGCATCGGCTGAGGCGGCATCGGTGCCTGAGCCTTGGCCTTCAGTTGCATGATCGTGTTCGAGAGCAGGGTGAGCAGCTGCGTCTCGTCAGTGATCGACGGGTCGAGGCCGAGTTGCGTCGCCAGGTCGCGGAGCGTGAGCTTCTGCGTCGCACCGTTCGGCGCCGGCGGGTTGTTGCCGGCCTGAGCGGGGTTCTGAGGGCCAGGCGGCGTCGCACCGGCCGGGTCCTTCGAGCCCTTCTCGTCACCGTCAGGCTCCTTGGCACCTTCGCCGGCCTTAGGCGGAAACGAGAGCGAGATGCCTTCCCGGGCTCCCGGGCGAGCGGCGGCGTTCATCACAAGAACGTCGGTGAGCGGAGCGGTCCGCGAAATAACAGTTGCCATGTTTTGTCCCTCGGGGTTGCCGCTGATCATATTGCCGCCGGGAGCTTGCGGAAATGGCAGATTGCTCGGACCGTGGCTCAGGGCGATCGCGTCCGTGAACGGCTCCAAGTCAGGAATGACCGGGTAGTCCGTCACGCAAACGTGCTCGACGGCGTTGCGGAACACGCGTCCGTCACCGCACGGCGTCTCGGTCGGCACCCAGATCGAGCAACCCGAATCCTTCAGCTTCGCGGCTTCCTGATCACGGAACTTGATCTTGGCGTATAGCGCCGGGATCCCGCGGCTATTTGGCCGGGCGGACATCGCGAGCACCTTGCCGCGGCGTTTCTCTGGGTCCTTGGTGTGCTCCAGCGGAACCGGGACCGTGAGGCCGGCTTGGCTCATCGCGCGGTGGGTCTTCTCCCAATGCTGGATGTGCTTCGGCGTGATGTCGATCCGCTGATCGCCTTTGAAGAACGTGCCGGCGTGGGCGACCTCCTTCCAGAAGACGAGCGGGTCCTTCGTCGCCTGCGATTCGGATTCGCCGTGGCTCAGGCTGATCGTCGCCGAGTGACCGAAGGACAGGCTGATGCCACCAGGACGGCGGCGGCGGACGGTCGTTTTAGAGAACGAATCGACGGCCTGACTGCAGGCGAAGGCGTCGACAACCGACTTCATTTGCCGCTTCATCTTCTTGGGTCGCTTTTTCATGACTCTCGCTCCGTGACCTAGGGTTTTTCCACGTAGGAAGTGTGCAAGGCTTGCACACTTGTTGTAAACGAATATCTTTTGCCGAGCTACTTCTCGACGACAGGACGGCAGTGGCCGTGCTCCTCCATCCACCTCGGAACATAGACCCACTTCACGGTCGCTTCGCCGTTCGACTGGCTCATCTGACGAACCCAAAACTTGGCGTGCAGGCGGCCATACGGGTCGGGTTGGATGTGGGTCATATCCTCGATGTAGAACGTTCCGGTCTTCAGCAGTTCGTTGAAATCGTCGCGAGCCTTCAGGCCCTTCAAGATCTCAGCGGCCGTGATGTAAACCGTCTGCCGGACGTGGCTGACCTCCCAGGCGTCGTAGCCATAGGCACGCAGCGACCGGTTGGGGAGCGTGACCGAAAACGGCAGGTTGATGTCGACGGTGATCGTGTCAGCGTCATGCAACTTGAGAACCGTGCAGGCAACTGGCTCGGAAGGCACCTTCGGCGAGTCTTCGCTCGTGGCAACGGCCGCGACCGTCAGCAAAAACGCGATCACCGAGGCCGATTCGATCAGTAGGGAGTGAATGCTCATGCCGGCGAATGGTACAGCAAGGCCGGCGGCAAATGCTAGGCGTTAGCGATCAACGACAAGGCGAGCGAGGCGTCCCAGTTGTCAGTGAACCCGTCGTCAGCCCGGGCCACCTGACCGTTGATCTTACCAGGAGGCACCTCGCGCGGCGTGTAGCCCGGCGTCTTGTAGATCGTCACGATTTGACAGCGACAATTCCATCCACATGGAGTCCAGTGCGTCTTCCAGAAGCGGTTGCCCTTCTTCAGCACGGTGCCTTCCCACGAGGCGTGCGTCGGCCTGACGCGATCGTCCCGCATCGTCACGTAGCGAAAACCCCAGATGTCATTCCACCGACGCATGTCCATCTGCCGGCGGCCGGTGTGATACGCGCGAGCTACCTCGGTGGCGTAGATGGTTTCGATTTGTGACTGGCTGTAGTCACCGACGCCGAGTTTGTTCAGCGTCGCCTGCAGGATGGCTGAGCCGCGTCCCATCGGCTCGTTGGTGGCGATCAGGTTGGCGACCGTGCCGCGAGTGACGGCGTCGATCTTGGCGCCGGCGTCACGCATCATCTTGTAGACGCGGCGAGCGTATCCGCGTTGCACCTTGGTCATCTGACGACCGAGGCCCGCGTCCCTGATCATCTTCTGGACCTCACTGAAGCGGTCGAGGGCGATCGGTTCGAGCCCGGCCTCCTTCCAGTTGAGCGTCGCGCGGCGTTGCCCCATCAGGTCAGCACAGGCGAGCGTCTTCGCCATGACCGGCACCAGGTGGTTCAGCAGCTCAGCCTGAGCCGAGAATTTGTAATGTCCACCGGACGCCAGCGACCGCATGAATCCTGAGCGGATGCGAGCCAGGCAGCGTTGCGACGCCGCAATCCCGGCCGCCTCGACCCGTTGCATGTCCATGTCGGCTTTTACGGCCTGGGTCAGATAAGACATAGTTTTTTCCCACGTAAGAAGTGTGCAAGACTTGCACACTTGTTGCTACGGACTAGGCGAAGCGGCCGCCCGTTCTTCCTCGATTACCTTCTCGAAACGAGTGGCGTCCCTAACCTGAGCCTTGCGAATCTGGTCGGTCTTAGCGGTCAGGTAAAACATGCCAATGACCACCAGGATGACCGTGAGCGATGCACATAGCACGCTCAGGTAGACGAATCCGACCATGATGCGGAAGGCCCACCTCGGGACGCAGACGTTTCTGCATTCCTCATGACTCTCGTGGTTGTACGCTATCATCGGCGGTTCTCCGGTTGACGACACGCATTGATCGTTCTGCCTCTTTAAGTTGGAACACGACATCTGATCTCACCCCTAACCTTTCCGCGGACGCCTTGTCCGCCAGGTGAGCGTTCACTGCACGAATTGCGCCGTGAACTCCGTCGTGGGTCGCATCGACCTTAATGCTTGTGCCGTCAAGCCTTTGGCAGAATGCGTCGAGCGCTTTGATAACGTGAACGTGGGACTCGATGTTCTTTTCGAACCACCGCGGGACCCACGTCTGGGCCAGCCTGATCATCGAAGCGATGAACCAGACGAGCATCACGAGCGCGATGACCAGGAAGACGACGGCGACGCCGTAGATCGACCCT